CCCGCTGCAAGCCAATAGGGTCTACAGCAAGCTCACCTGTAGATGTAACAGCAAATGATCTTTCTTCTGCTAAACGGCGCTGCTTAACCTTTTTGTAATCATCAATGTTTACGCCAAACTTACGCTGTATCTGGTTAAGCCGTTCCATTTTAAATATGCGGCGCATGTCAGAAACAATGGGGTTTTCATAATCCAACGGGTTAGGCGTAGTGCCATCAGCCTCATTAAGATATGAGCCTCGTGTTCGCCTTTCAAAACCGGGATCATCAAACAGCCTTTCAATCTCATCATCCGTTTTGCCTTCATCTTTAAGTCTTTTTTGCAAGCCACGGTTTCTTGTGTGCAGATATGTAATGTCACCAAAGTCTGCGCCAAATACATTCTTGTTTAATGTTTTGTTTTTTCGGTAGCTATAAGCTAAGTATTGTTTTAGTGACGCCATGTGCTCTGCATTAAGCTGATCACCTAGCTCTTTTTCCAGCTTACGAACAGAATCTGCAAAGCCTTTTCCTAGTTTGCCAGCACCAAAATCAAGCAGTACACCTAATGATCTTTCATCTTCGTTGATAATTTTGATAACAGGAATTAAACGCTCTTGAAGATTGCCAAGGTCTTTATCAATTACACGTAAAGCTGTTTCATCTGATAGTTGATACCTTCCGCCTACATCGCCACTTACATTACGCATTAACCTGTCTGATACGCCAGTAAGTTTGTCGTCGTAAAACTTTTTGAGTGCGCCAGTAAGCCCATCCCATAGCTCGCCTGCTGTCTGAGCTTCCCTAAGCGGCTTGACGGTATATCTAGGGTTGTCTACCTCTGTGTATATAGCTGCGTCTTCAGCCTCCTGTATAGCTCTAAGCTGACCTTGATCGTCAATTGCTTCAGCTTCATCAGCTAATTCATCTGCTTGAGTTTTTAATCCGCCTTGAGCCTTTGGAGTAACCGCAGCATCAACCAATCTTCCTAAAGTAAAGCCAGCTAATCCGCCAATTGCCGCTGTTTTAACGCGATCTTCAAAACCCTCACCAACTCCAGCGCCATATAACGCACCTTCTGCACCAGCTACAGTGCCTAATGACTTTACGCCAGCTTTCAAAAGCGCCTTACCAAAAACAGTGCCGGTAGGAACAGACCCTATCAACTCCAAAGGAACTGCATATTGACCAAGACTTGGATTAGACTCTTTAAATACTTCGCGAGCAGCTTCGTATCGGTCTTTTGCATCTTGATATTCAATATCATTTTTTGCTGACTGAGCACTTGCTACAAGCTCGCCAAGAAAACCAAAGGTCAACCCCTCTGCAACTTCAAGAGCCAGCATTTTTGTTTTTTCTCGCTCTGCATTAGCAATACGAGACGCTAATGTTTTTGCATTATCAGATGGCACAAACTCATCATCAAACCCAGACTTGGTTTTTGGTTTGTCACCAAGGGCTATAGAACGAGCTAGCGCAAGTGTTTCTTCAGAAAACTGCGAGTTAGCAGCCATAAAAATTACCTTTGCCGACGTGACATTTGACCACCAGTACCGGGTTTGCGACCTGCAAAAACGTCATATGGCTCGGCAACTTCCACCTTGCCCCGTCTTTCTCGCCTATCAGCCCCGCTGCGACCACCCATGCTTGGCGCAGATAAACTTTTAGCTTCATCAATAGCGCGATCCGCTCTTCTTTTTGCAACAGCCATATCATCAGGATTTGCAGGATCAAGAGTAGGATCATCTTTAAAGATTTGTTGAACAAGCTCATTAAACCGCTCATTTTTTTCAGCAATATTTTTCCGATATTGATCGGAATTTTTCATTTCTTCTTCGAAATTTTCATAAAGCCAATTTACAACTTCTTGTTGAATTTGAATTTCAGCAAGCCCTGCTGTTCGACCAAGAAGCTCTGCTAATTGATCGTCATTTAAACCATCTATTTTTGTTTTAATATCATCATGCCACGGCAATAAATCAACATAATCACCTGATCTTGCAATAGCATTAAGTTCTCTTGTTATAAGCGCTCTAGCTCTAGCTTGCTCAGGAACAGTAAGCGGCTGAAGCGATATTGATGTCCGCAATTCTGTGTCTTTTACAGCCGCAGCATTAAAAAGAAATCGCTTACGCTCAACAGGCAAGTCTTTTATTTGCTCCCATATTCCATATTGTTTTGCATCTTCAATTTCTTCAGGGCTTAACTCGCCTGTTTTGCCTCGAATAATTTGAAGCTCACGCTCTCGCTGTTCTGCTTCTTGCTCTTGCTGAACGACTTTATCAATAGCAATACCAAGATTTTCAGCTTCTAGCTTTTTTTCTAATGCTGCGCGCTGAGGCGATCCAACCGGCAAATTTTGAAGATCACGAACTGCGGCATCAATTTTTAATGTTCGTAACGCTTCTGCCTTTGTAATAGCGTCTACTTCAGTGTTGTATTTAATGCTTTCCGCTTCAACTACTGCGGTAGGATTTGTTGACTTCATATATTCAAGCCGCTGGGTTAAAGCATCAAAAACCCTTTGCCGCTCTGGGGCTAACGGGCCAGCCGTTGAATCCATTTCATTTTGCAAATCCATCAAAGCCTGTTCAGTCTTAATTATTGAGCTGGCTGTATTTGATGTTGCTTTTGTTTGCGTAGCACTGCGTTGAGCATCAAGCTGTGTAATCATGTCCTGCAAAGTAGCTCGGCTTTTTTCGTCGGTAGTACGACCCATCATGTCTACCAAGTCATTTGTTCTAGCAGCAAGAGCAGATACATCACCTTGATCGGCAGAAAATAATCCCTGTCGCAACAACTTAAACGACATAGAATCAATTTCTTTTTGGCGTTCTGCTGCCTGAGCCGTAGCTTGAGCAGAGCCTAACTGAGCGGCAACTGTCATTAACCCCTCTTGATAACTGGGGTTTGACAATGCGTTAAATAATCCTTCACTAGCCATCGTTATTAACCTCCACCAAAGCCAAGCGCTCTACCAATACTACTAATTCCAGAGCCAATTAAATTACCAAGCGGATCAGCTACAGAGCTGCCAAGGATGCTAAGCAATCCATCCTGACCGCTTCCAGAGCCCTGTATGGCCCCTGACAGCAATCCTGTGCCGACATTACCCATCAGGTTAGCCTGACCCAAAGCAGAGCCCAGGAGGGCTTCTAGGCCGGTCATAGACGCCTCACCAAATAACCCCGCCCCCGCTAGCTGTCCACGCTGTTGTAGTTGAGCAGCGCTTAGCCCTTGCTGTAACACATTAAGAGCCTGCGCCTGCGGCAAATATGCACCAGTCAATGCGCCTAAAGCCATGCGCTGTTGCGCTTCATTCATAGCCTGCTGTCTACCGGCCAATGAAGAGCCAAGGCCCGCAAACTGCGCGCCGATAGCGGCTTGCTGTCGTTGCTCTTGTTGTGCCTGCTGTATAGCTGCTAGCGATGCCCTATTCTGGGCTTCTTCTTGCGCCTGAGCTAAAGCAAACTGCTCTGGTGTACCACCAAACATCGACGTTCTAACGCCTAGCCTGCCTTGATTGGCTAAACGCTCTTCCAACGCCAGTCGCTGACGCTCTTCTTCCCCCAGTTGTGTAGCTCGAATCCGGTCAAATATCTCTTGTTCTCGGGCCATATCCGTTTGCCCGAGCCGACCCATAAAGTCACTGCCTACACCAAATGCCTGTTGTGTAGCTAGGTCAGTTGCCGCTGTACCAAACGGTGTTTCACCCAATTTTGTCGCTGCTGTGCTAAGTAACTGACTTGACAATGGAGCGCCTTGACCAAGGCTAACATCCAGTCCGCTCTCGGTTATTCCAATACGATCACCCATTCCCGTAGTTACGGTAAATGGTTTAAAGGCTGTTTGCTGAAGCCCTTGACCAGCTATCAAGTTAGCCCCTGTTAATGCTCGCTCACCAATGCCCCCCAGCCTATCGTAGGCAGCGTTAATAGCTGCCATGCCACCAATACCGGAACCTATCGTCCCAAGGTTACTGGTAATCCCGCTAAACAAGCCGCTTATTGCATTGCCAAGGTCAAAACCTCCACCGGGAACAGTAGAAACATAAGATGGCAAGGTTGACATATCTATTGGCTGTAAATCATCTATAGATGCCATTAGTACATTCCTCTTACATTAAAAATTATCATAGCGTCTTACCTACTAGTGCTAATACGTTCATTTCCTGTAAAGACAATGAATAGCCGTTTATATCTGTTTCTAGTCCTACGCTAATCACCGCCCCATAACCTGTTGTATTAATAGACGTTCTACTAATTACATTGCCTTCTTGCGAGTATTCGGCGTTATTAAATTCTGACTGCCCAAAAAATCCCGGCGTAGAACTGCTAGTCCTAAACGTGCTGGTATTTGTTGCGGTCTCAAAGTCATACGACCACTTAAGAAAAATATCAGCGTTATTTCCGCCAATTAATGTTGGGCGAATTTTTTTAAGCATTTTAATTTTGGACGAGTCACCAAACGACAACCCCGGACTAAAGTATCGGAATCTATATACATTGCCGTTATCAAGAAAGTTCTCGTATTTACCCACGCCGGCAGTAGTGCCAATGTAAACGTCGCCATTTCTATCCCTGTGAAAACTCTTAAAGTCCACACTAGGCCAGCGAGTAACACGATACGAGCCATTATCCAAAAGCCCGCGAACATCAAAGCAGTAAACAAGGTTAAGGTCTGGGAAACACAAAAGGTAAAAGTAGTTTTCTGGGCTGTATACAGAACTGCAAGGATCTGCTTTAGCCAAAACATTCGCAATAATCTCTTGCTTAATGTTTCTGCTTAAATCCGTAATCGGTAAAGACTTTTCCTGAATCGTTCTGCCAAGGCTACGCAAACCTGTCTGAGTCAAAAAGATCAGGTCAGTACCAATGTTTTGTACGCTCTTGCGGTCTACACAGCCAACACCCGGAATAGCATCACGTATCTCCATAGATGCAGGACTTTCCGCGTTAGCGTACACAAGCGTGTTGGTTTCGCCAAAGATAATCAATAGCCCGTTGTGTGCCGCAATAGCCACAACCTTGTCAAACCCGTTAGGCCACGCCTTAGATACATCAATAGAACCACTAGATCCACCAGAAAAGTCATGACCAACGAGCAAGTCAGACCAATAGACAGTGTTGTCATCACTGGCGTTACCTACGCACCACACCCGTCCGTAAGCTGCAATAGCCTCGTTAGCGTACTGCGCAGAAGTTACAGATGCGCCAGCAACACTAGACATCTTAGTCACTGCGCCTAAACTGTTGCTATACACCAAAGGCTCGTAGCCACGCTGGAAAAAATAAGCGTGATCGTTAAAGTTAAATATCTTCCAGTCGTTAGCGGTAATCGTATATGACCCCGGCGTAGCATCTACCAAAGTCGTAGTCCCGGTCATAATCTTATTGTTGCCGGTGCTAAAAATTACTTCATTACCTGCACTATCATAAAACTCATGGATATTATGGAGATAATCCGTACCGAGAACTGTCTTGTCCGTCGTTGTAACAGCATTGCCTTTTCTGGATGCAAGCCGGCCACGTCGATCAATAATTGCATTATCTGCAATCTCGGCAAATGACGGATCCTGCGCCAGCGGCGAGTCTTCTGTATTGACGCCCTTAAATGCAGGAGCAATCAAGTTAATGCTTTGTAAAGGCTGTGCCATCTACAATCCCCTACGGCGTATAAAAAATAGTTTCTTCAGGATGTTTTTGTGCATCCATAGCAATCGCGTCAGATAAATATCTATCTGCAATAGCAAAGTATTCTGGTGTGGACGTGCCGCCTGTCTCACCGCGCTCTCTAGCAAGCAAGGCTACCGCCATGTGAATTACAGGCTGGCTAGGAATAGCTAACGTATCGGAGTCCAATGTCAACGGCACATTGCGATTAACAATCTTGACCTTTAACGAGTAAACGCCGTCAGGCTTAGGATATACATCAATCTGAGTATCACCGCTGGCATCAACACCGTTATAAGTAAAGTATTTAGGTGCGCCAGATGCCGGGTTGTTTACAAAAAACTCGTTATCAAACCATGCCTGTGTTTGGTATTGAAGCTCGCAGTTAGACGTATCGTTAATAATCCGAAAAACCTTACCCTTGTTGCCACTCCCTGTTAGTGAATAGGTGTAGTCATCTGCCACCGTCGAGATCGTGAGTGTTTCTCGTAGTGCAGACCAGTCCCAAGCTGTTTCAATTAATTCTTTAGCATCGTTAATAAAATCACTAACCATTTTGCTGTATGTATTTGCAGCAATAGTTGTAACCTCGTCTTCACGAAGTCGTCGCAACACATTGTTTACTAAGTTTAAATATGTCATGCCACACCCTTGGTATTAGTAAGCATTGGCTGAGAAAGCTCACGCATCATCTGCTCAAGTTCTCTGTTGTAATCTTTTTGCTGAAACACAGCTTCTCCAATACGCAATGGCTCATAGCTAAGGCCAGTCATAAATGGACTAAATGATGCGTCAGATGCACCACCGCCAGCTAGCAAACCAAAGCCCAAGCCAAGCCCATCTCCAAAACCATCACCACTGCCATCGCCAGTGCCATCGCCAGTCCCGGCTCCTGTACCTGCACCTGTCCCTGTGCCAGATCCAGTGCCTGTGCCTGCACCATTACCAGTCCCGGTGCCGTCACCTGTGCCGCCGCCA